ACCCCAGTGTCTCCCATGGACACGCTCCAGCCGGACGGGAGTTTCTGCCACTGCCATGCACCCACCCCGGCGCCGTCGGTGGAACACCAAGTGGCACCCGCTGGTGCGGAGACCACCCAGCTGCGCCCGGCAGCGTCGAGGGTGTCGGGCATGTCCGGTCGCCCCTTACCCGCCCCGGTGAATGTCGACGGCTGACCCGGAGGACCGGGAGGACCCGGAGGACCGGTGAACGTGGATTGGGGCACACCAGTGACGTGATCGCCCTCACGGATGAGCACGTCCCCGTCGGCCACGGTGGCAGGCACCAGCAAGGTCGTCACCGTCACCGATGGGACGGGCACAAATCCCGCCGCCGTCCACAGGTCCAGCGGGTGGTCCTGGGTGTGCTCGGCGGTGACCTGAATGTCGATGCCATCCCAGCCAAGCTCGTCGGCAAACCGCACATGCCACAGGCCGTGATACAGCCACAGGCCACACTGGCCGTTCAAGCTTAAATATCCGTCGGCGTCGAAGTCGGCGACGATCGCCTCTTGGATGACACGCTGCGACGGGTCGCCGGGGACCAGACGCCACCTGTCTGCCGGGGTGAACGTCACAGCACGATCCAGCTTCACCGGTGGCCCGTCGGGGTATGGGTCATCCTCGGGCCCCATGTCTCCGACGGCCCGGATCGCCCGGGCCGTCACCAGACCGAAGCGATACTCCTCGGGGAGTTTCGGCTCGGACATCAGCCTTCCTCCACCGGGGCGGCGCGGCGTGGAGCCGCCTCCTCATCGATCACCGCAGGGCCATCCTCGACAGCCTCTGGCTGTGGATCATCGGATGGCTCGACCACCACCGAGGCGTTCGACGGCACCGTCGCAGCCGTCGCCATGCCGGGCACCAGCACCGCAGCCACCAACGCCACCCACAGCGGGGCGGTCTTGTCATCGACCACCCCGTAGGCGATCAGCAGCGGAATCACTGCGGTGGCGATCCCGTAGATCCAGCGGCGTGCAGATAGGGGAATCGTCTTGTCGATCTGCCACATGTTCAGGCCCCCTTGCGCACCAGGTCGCAGCCATGCTTGACGGCCTTGGCGTGTCCGGCGGTGATCTCAGGCCAAGCCTTCGTGTCCCAGTTCCTGGCGATCGGATTCACATAGCCAGACGACAAAGCGCCCCTACCGGCGCCGTTGGAGAACTCGTGGTAGAAGCCGCTGACCTCGTTGAACAACAAATAGACTCGGGTTCGCTTGTCCTTGGGGTTCGGGTGATACCAGCATCCGTGCATTGTTTCTCCTTCGGTTGGGTCGATCGGTTCGGGTTTCGGAGTTGCAGGGGCAGGGCGGGGGACAGGCGTGGATCCGCCGCGTGCCATCGCCAGACAGCGGGCGATCGGAAAGGCGCCGGGATCGGTGTGGTCGTTGCCCCACACATGCTGATGGCCACACACCCCGGCGAACCGTGACCACTCAGCCGCGGTCATGCGATGGTTGTGGTTGCCCGTCCAATCCCCGAACGGCCACGGGGCCGTCAAGGGCAGCTCCCACTCCCGGTGCAGCCATGCGATGAGATCGGCGACGGCACGCAGCATCATGTCGTCGGGCCGGGTCCAATCCGTGTGGGCCCCGGACACCGTGTACTCACGGTGCGGGTTGGCTCTCGTGGCCCAGCCGCCGGTGCCCACCAGCTCCACCTGGCACACGTTCATGCGGTTGGTCGACGGCGACCCAGACGGCTGCCGCAACGCCATCGAGGCACACGGCAGGGGCCAATGCTGCCTCCACTGCGGCCTCCCACTGGTGCAGTTCAGGGTGAGGTTCGGGGCCTTGCGTCCACCGCCGAACCCCGGCCATCCACCACCCTCCGTCGTGTGCAACACCAGCACGTTAATCTTCTGCTGTTTGGGCCTGGGCACGGCTGACTCATAATTTTGTGCCGTCCGGTTGGCGGGCGGGAACCATGCTGCATGTGTCACTGCTCAACCTTTCTCCAGCCGTCCGGGTAGACATCGGGCTCCCACACGTTCGCATCGATGGTGGATTCCCACACGTCCCCGTTGAACGTCACCCGGTCACCTGTGTTGTAGGCGTCGTGGGCACCGGTGGGCTGCACCCAGTCGGCAGGCCTCACATCGCCATGCCCGTCGGGGGTGGCCTCGGCGCGCCAGCCCGACACCCCCGGCTCCCACACGTTCGCAGGCGTCAACGACAGCCACACCTTGCCGTTGTGGGAGACATGGCTGCCTTCCAAATATGCGTCTTGCACACCGGTGGGCTGCACCCATTCCGGCCACGTGCCATCTGGACGTTTTTCTCGTGCGTCGATGATTCCCGCGACCATCTGGTAGGCGCGAATATCGTCCTCCACTTGACGATGCAGTGCAGCCACGGCACGGCGATGATCCAGCTCGGCCATCAGCGCCCGTGACGTGTCCGCCAAATCCTCATCGGTCAAATCCTGCATGTTGGTCACAACATTCATTTCATGCCTCTCTCCAGGCGTGTGAGACGGTCATCGAGCCGGTTGTGTGCATCGTGGGCATCCCGGCGCAAATTCATGTCGGTGTCGGCCAGCCGGCCAATGTCCTTCGCCATGCCACGCTGCTCACCCTCGACACGGCGCAACGCATCCGCCTGCCTGTCCAGCGCGGCGCCGATCACGGACAGCTTTTCCTCGATACGGTCATTCGAATCACGAAGCGAGCCGCCGTGATTAGGTTTCATCTCGTGATTCAACTGACGGTGCAGCATGTGAACATCCGATCGTGTTTTGGCTCCCTGACGCAGAGCGCCGATAAATGTTGCGATAGCTGTCAAAACGGCGGCGAAGGCCAGCCCGTACAGGTTGAAGTCCTCGGCTGTCACGACCCGATCGCCACCCAATTAGCCGACACGGAAACACCGTTCAGCTTGTTGAAATCGATCGTTCTAAACGCCAGTGAAAACCCGGTGGTGGAAATATCGATAGCGGACACCATCACTGTATGCGTTCCTGCAGACAAGGAAGTTTTGGAAACCAACACCACCGGTGGCGCACTGAACGGTTTATTAAAAACAACAGTTTTAACATACGAGACTGATCCTTGGAAAGGCTGCGTATGGACACCGGTCTCCATGCGGGTGATGCCGATGCTCTTGACTACCGTGTCTGCGTGGTGCGCTTCCTGGGCTGCAGTGGACACGTCACTGTCGACAGCCTCCGCTAGCGCTTTCATGTCGGCGGGAACATTATCGGCATCATCCATGCCGGGAAACGGATATCCGCGTTTCGTGCGACCAGACATTAACTCTCCTTGGTGAACGTGAGAAGTGTGGAAGATATGTTGACGGCAGGCGATTCGATAAACATGGGCTGTTCGGCAGACAGGGCCAGGCTATTCGCCGCACCAGCCGCCAGTACCTGTGCCATGTCTTGGGGAAGATCAAAGAAGATGGTTTCCCCGGGTGAAACCGGGGAGGTTCTCGCAACAATATCCAATATTGTTGTGTTTCCGTTGCTGCCGGTATCAGCCAGTTTAATGGTGATCGGCGACGGCGAGAAGCCTTCACGGGTGCGCTGTATCGTCAACGACGCATGAAACTCGTTCCACTCGATTCCGGGAATCCCATACAGGATAACCACATCGTGTTTCGGGGCAAGCCGTAAACCGGAGGTGGTGGTGTTTCCCGTGTTGCTTTCACCTGTCCACCACGACGGTCGCACCGCCACCTCGGACGGCTCGGGCACATCCGGCTCAGGCACCGTTAATGTGTCCGGCATCCCCGGGTCGGTGTCCCACGCGATCGGGTCCTGGATAGGCTCGGCGCTGTTGACCGGGAACGCCACCGGCCCGGCAGCCGTCCACACCACAGCCACCGGGGTGCCCGGCGTGATCGGGCCAGACATGCGGCAGCTGACCGTGCATCCACCAAGCTCCGGGTGGGCACAACGCACCTGAACACTGTCGTCCACCGTCTCGGTAGCAACTCCGGCTGTGGGACGCCACGACACCACCCCCGCAACCGACAACAGTCCAGAAACAGAGGAGGCGACTTGCACCGTTTCACCGGCATACACGATCATGTCGGTGTCAAGATGCGCCGGGACAACATGTCCGGCGATCACCACATCGACCGGACCCGGACCGACGGTGGTGTCGACCACCACACCCCTACCCGCCCCACTGCTCTCCTGGCTACGGGCGGCTATGGCTGTTGCTAGCTGGTCACGCATTCCACACCTGCTCCCATGGCATCGACACATCCAGCTCCATATGGTCGGAGACAGAAATCTTCGTGATGGTTCCGGTCATGTCCACCCGTCCGCCGGTGACGACCGCCGTATCCATCACATCGATCGCCGGATTCACCGGGGCAGTGATGTGGACGGTGGCTGTTCGGGCTTTCATCGACGTGCGGAGCCGGTCTTCTGCCTCACGGTTCGCTGTGACGGTGGCATGCGCGGTGGGTGACGTGGAGATATCTGGGACACGCCCAAACGGTCCTCCCCATGCCAGCGGGGATGACACGTCGTAGGCTGCACCCCAAATCTCGGTTCGAGAACCATTCGTCTCCGCCTGGACAGCGGCGGCATTCGACACGCCATCGCGGGTAGCAGACGGCAGCCACGACACCCCAACATCGTCGGAAGGGGAAAACTCCCACCGGGCATGCCCAGTTTTGTCGTCGACCAGCTGCAACGCTCCCACCCGGTCGCACCACAACGTTTTCCCGGCGGCTTTCGCCACCGTAAGGGCCGCCTCAAGACGATCCTTGCCCCAATCCATGTCGGCAGGAATCCGGGTGTCGTCTGCCCATGCGCCTAGCTGGATGCCGGTGCCATCCGCAATGTGCTCCATGGCCTGGCGCACATCCACGTTTCGGGGGTGTTTCCCAGTCACCCATTTCTCGTCGGCCAGCTGTTGCAGCGTGTCGCGGCCAGTCGTGTCCAGCTGCTGCCCAGACGGGGCAAACCTGTCAGTGAAGCCCGGCTGACGCCATCCAGAGGTGCCCTGAAGGATCCACACACCGCCATCCGAAACCGAGGTTTCCTCGATGCGGAACACCCCGATGGGGCATGCAGCATGCCACGTGCGGCCAGCCTCCATCGCAGCCCTGACATGCAGCTGCTGCCCCCACGGCGCCAACGCACACAGGGGGTCTTGGGTGAACAGGTCCATCAGCGGGTCACAGATACTGCCTTTCCATTCCGATGTGACCTGGTTCCCGTCCCATGTGGCCGTCCAGGTGGCGTCGGCTACTTCCATGTTTGCCGACAGTGTTTGGGTGCCCCGGGTGGCCGTGACAAGCCATGTGATTCCGTGAGGTGATGCGGCGATCGCTTTCCATGTGTCATCGACCGGCCAGCCCATCACAGGTCACCTCGGTTGGCGTCGATATAGGACGGATATTTGGCGGCACGATCCCGATAGGTGGCGGCTGAACGCCTGGTGTCGTGGTAGGTCCACGGGTTCACCACAATCGGGATGCGGGTGCCGTCGATCTCGTCGCATTCAATCGTCCACGTGGTTTCTTCCCCGAGAACAGACTCCATCGGGGCGTACTCCGTGTCATAGTCATCTGGGCCGTCAACGACTAGGGCTGGCATGTCGCCGTCCAAATATTCCCGGGTGTCCATGAAGTCCCGCTCACGATGCTCTGAAATCGAGGTGGGGGTGAGAAACATGGTGCCGTGTGGATGACGCATGTTCGGTGCACGCAGCACCAGCACTGGGGCATCCAAAACAAGTTTTTCCAACAGCTCCGCCTGCACCAAGTCACCAAGACGAACCACGAGAGTTCGATGCCCGCCGCGGCGTCTCCTGGACACGGCTGCGGAGGGCAGCCCGGTTGACCATCCGGGGACGGAGAGCGACACATCCGCCGGGTATTCGGTGGTTTCGTCAGTTCCCTGCATGAGCGCCACATAGAGGCCTTGTGTGGGCCGATAGGGGTTGGTGATCCACGCATAGTCGTCGTCGATCATGGGAGGAAACAGCACGCTGGCGTTTGCTGATGCCAGCTGGACACCTTGGGCGTTGAACACCTGCGCCGCATAGGTGTATTCGCCCCACGCCTCCATGGTTTGTAGGGGGCAGTCCCAGTCGGCATAAAACGCCTGCGACCCGTAGAGCGGTGCCCGGTTGATGCCGCGCACCACCGCAGAGTTGGAGGATTTCCCATGGAACACGGCACGATAAATCGTGACCGTGGCTGCACCCTCCGGGATACCTTCGAGTTCCAGCGACATGTGTGGAGTCGGCTGATAGTTTTCGGTTGCCACAAGTTGCATTTATCGGCTCCTGACAAGGTTCCGTGCCGTCGCCCGATTCGCGGCAACGATTTTCGCGTCGACGGCGTTGGCGAGTCCCGGCACCGATAGGGTGATGTGAAGCCCAGACAAGTCGACTGGCCCTGGGGCGTAGCCGCCTCTGGTGCCCGCTGGTGGTGTGATGGGGCGCGGCTGCCCAGTGGCCGGGATGGCACCCAGACGGCGTCCGGTTTCCCACCACAGCTGGGTGGAACGGCTTCGCTTGCCAGAAGCCAGGGGAATGTAGGCTTCACCGCCGGTTTCAGGCTCCGACCACACTCGGATGCCCTGGCCGGAGGAGAAACCACCGTCGGCATATTTCGTCATCGTCACCAAACCCAGCTGGTCGGAAACTTTTTTCAGCTGGTTGGAGGCCGCGTTAAGACTGTTGACGGCGGTTTTCCCGCCTGCAAGCACATCGCCTGCCAGCTGCACACCAGCAGGCCCCATGCCGGCGATGGTGTCGACGTTCTCTTGTGATAGGCCCATGCCGCGGAGTTTCGCCAGCCTCCACCGGAACCGGCCGAGTTCCTTGACGCCTTCGCGCATCGATGTCGCCCAGTCCTGCCACGACCCTCCGGCCCTATAGTCCTTGGCCATGGTGTCGCCGGCCTGCGCAGCCGACCGGGCCAGGGCGTCGGCGGCTTGACGTGCCTTCTCTGTGGCGTCACGCTCTTTCTCCTTGGCCTTGCTGAGGGCCTCACCAAGCTTCTTCTCGGACTTGGAGTGGCGGCGGCGTGCATTCCACCAGGCCCGCGAGGCGCGCTGCCGTGCCCGGGTGGCGTTGGCGGCGTCACGGACGGCCTGAACATAGTCGGCCAGTTCACCGGTGGGTCTGGCCTCGATGTTGAGGATCATGCGGGCTTGTGACCCGGTGATGCCGCCGTTTGCGAACCACTGCACCGACCCTCCCAGACGTTGCACGGCTTGCGCGGCGATCATGCGGGAGCGGCCCCGCTTCGACCGTGCAAACGGAATATAGGCTTCGCCTTCGGTTTCCGGTTCTGCCCACACCCGGTAGGCACCGGCTTTGGCTATCTGCGGATCATGCCTCTCATACATGCCCCCGTTGGCGTGAAACAGTCCCTTCACCGCGGAGGCCACATTGCCTACGGTGTGCACCACCGCGGTCACCGTGGTACGCAGAGGACGCGTCAGAGCGTTCAGCGCAGATCTGGCGCTGCCCGTGTTCGCGGAGGCGGTCACCCGGGCATGCTTACCGTTCACCCAATCCGCCGCCTTGCCGACGGCACGCACCAAACCGGTTGCCTGAGTCGCACCCGGGGCCGAGGTGACCACACGAGGATGCTTCCCGGCCACCTGAGAAGCCATCGACCTGACACGATTCAGCAGGCCATGCGCCTGCGTCGCACCCGGGGCGGAAGTGCGCACCACGGCTCTTTTCGCAGACACCCCTCCCGCTGCAGACATGATTCGTCCCAGCAGCGAGGTGGTGCGCCCAGCCGACGGTGCCGACGTGTGAACCGTCGCCTTCTTGCCGTTCACCCGGTCAGCAGCCTTGCCAACCCTGTTCAGCTTCCCCTCGGTGTCTCCGGTGTTCGGCAGGTTCAACTTCACCGTGGCAGATTTGCCATCCAACTCCTGAACCTTGGCATCCGTCTTCCGCAAACCGTCATAGGTGCCATCCGTGTTCTTCAACCCCAGTGGGATGAGAACCGACTGGCCCTCCAACTCGTCCACCCGGTATTTAATGCCATCGATTTCCACCATCGTGCCGTACGCATCCGGGGCGGAAGTGGTCACCAAAACATTCTTGCCATCCAATTCGGTGGCATGCTGATCCAAAACCGTCAGCTGCTTCTCCGCACCGCCCTGCACCGTAGCTTTCATGTTGATCGGGGCAGAATCCGAGATGCGGCCGTACGAGCGTCGGATGTCGTCGATAGCCTGCCGGGCCGGCTCCAAACCCTGCGTTTCGGCGATCAGGGAAACCTTCTTCTGATCCTGAGTGGTCAGCCGCTCCATGTCGGTTTTCAGTGCGGTGATCTGGGTGGCGTCGGTGACACCCTTGATCTTCACCGTCACACCGTCCTTGGTGGACCTGGTGATTCCGGCGATCTGCTGCTGGAACTGGGTTGCTTGCCCCATGGCCTTGTCGAAACCGTCGGTTTTCGCGGTGGTGGCGATCTGGACCTGCTTCTCCTTGGGCAGCTTGTCCATCTCGGCGCGCAAATGCTCCAGATCCCCGGTGGTGGCACCCTTAATCTCCAGCTTCACACCAGCCTTCGTGGCGGTGGTGCGCACCGTGTTCTGAAACTCTTGCAGCTTCCGCCTCGCGCCGTCGAGGTCGCCGGTGTTGAACTTGAGCGCCACCTCCTTGGCGGCCGCCTTCGACAGCCCCTCCAGCTGTTGACGCATGGCGTGCACCTGCGCCGATGTGATACCGCCCTTGGCTTCCAGCTTCACACCGTGCCGGGTGGTCTCCTGCAAACCTTTGGCCTGCTTCTCCAAGTCCTTGGCTTGCGCCATGGCCTCTTTGAAGCCTTTGGTTTTAGCGGTTGCCAGCACCCGGGTTTGCTTGTCCTTGGGAAGCTTCAGAATCTCTCTGTTGAGGGCCTCAACCTCGCCTTTCTTGCCGCCCTTGATGACGGTTTCCAGCTGGATACGCTTCTTGTCGGGGACGATACCCAGCGATTTGGCGAGTTTCTCGTTTGCCACCGCAGCCCGGTTCACTGACGACGGGATTTCTCCACGCAGCCAGCCGGCGTATTCCCGGGCTGACAGGCCGGTGACACCCAGCTGTTTTGCCGTGTCTGCCAGCCCGGCCTGCACCTTCGGGAACAGCGACATCAGCCGGTCATCCGATATGCCGTTGTGTTTGGCCATGTCGGAGATCTGTGTCCAGTTGCGTTGCAGATCATTCCAGGCATGCGACGAGGCGAACTGGGAAATGGCCTCGTCGTATTTCGCCAGCTGCGCCTTAGACTGCTCCGTCAAATCGGCGTTGGCACCCACGAAATGCGCCAAATGGTCAGACTGCCGCTGCCAAAAGTTGCGGTTTGCCCCGGAAGCACGGTTCATGGCATCACCGAGGCCGGTCAGGTTTTCACGCAGTGGCCCGAAACCGCCATCGTTGACCTGCTTCAGCTTGTCGTCAAGGTCGACAATGCCGAGTTTCGCCTGCTCCGCCCATTCGGTGGTGGAGCCCAGCTGCCTGTCAATGTTGGCCGCCCAGTCGGCGTCATGCTGATGTGCCCATGCCACTGCCACAGCACCCAGCCCGGCAG